ACCAACCCGGACATCGGGCTGCGGGTCTACGTGTACAGCGGCGGATGCTCGGGATTCCGGTACGGGATGATGCTCGAGGACGCGCCGACTCCCGAGCCCGGTTCCCCGGGCGTCCCATTAGGTCGCTCCAACTTCTGTTAGAGGTTCCTATGAGCACTACGAAGAATTTTTCTCGTAGCGTTGCGTTCGTCACTCAGACTGATCGTTATGCTGGCTGTCCAAAGGTCCATTCCGGGCCTTTTAAAACAACAGTCAATAGAACTCTCAGCTCTTCTGTCACGTATGGTGATAACATCTCCGACTGGCGCGAGAAAATCGCGTCTGGGAAGAGTGCTACTACCAGTCTCACGGGTACTTCAACACTAAATTATCACAGTACTGCGGGTGGAGTCGAGATCTGGACCTTTGATTGTGGTCCTCTTCTTCTTCTCCAGCGTACTACTGGTGATATACTGGGTTATCAGTTTTCACCGAACCCAGCATCGACTTCCGTCGATTTAGTGGCAGATCAAAATGCATCTTCTAAGTTTCTTAGCAACTACATTAAAGCGACAAACACATGGCGCGGTGGGAACTTTGTGGCCGAGGTTCGCGAAACTATTCATATGCTTCGCCACCCTGTCCAATCGTTCTATCGATCCACGTGGGAGTTTGCTGGTAGAGTTAAGAAGTTAGGCAAGATCTATCGTAAGAGCAAGCGCTCTTACGCAGAACATCTTGGTGATGCATGGTTGGCATGGGCTTTCGGAGTGAAGCCTCTGATCGCTGACTGCAACGATGCGATGGATGCGTTGAATAAGGTTAAGACTGGAACTGGCCATGATCAAACCATTATTAAAGGGTTTGGTCGTCGTCTTTCCAACTCTCAATCTGACCCAACGTGGTCCATCAATACTCCGAGCAGTACTGGCACTGGTAGTAGCATTAAATACAGACGTAACGATAACGTCTCTTTTACTGTTCGCTACTATGGCAGCATGAACGCGGCTTTGACCGACCGTGAAACAGTTGGCCAGCAGTTTGGTGTCGGCATCTATGATGTCGTTCCAGCTGTCTGGGAAGCTATCCCTTGGTCGTTCTTTATCGATTACTTCGCCAATGTTGGGGAAATGATCGATAGCTGTCGGCTTTGGAGCGCGGACTTCGGATGGTGTAATAGAACTGTAAGAAACAGTTCTGCCACCACTTTTTCGGATCTCCGCGTTGTAACTCCGCCAGCATCCGGTACTTATGCGGTTACCGGATCACCTCGCTTCTACGCATTGTCGCGGTATGTTTTACGTACCGCGTCAGGGGTCCCGTCTCCTTCTTTCCATTTTAAGATGCCTGGTCTCGATAGTATGAAGTGGCTCAATATTTTTGCATTGAGTACTCAGATTAAAGGTTCCAAGCCTTAAATGTAATGATAAGGACGAGACATCTGCTTTAAACCAACACAGAGACTATTATGTCTATTGCATGGTCTTCCCCCATTACGGGGTCAGCGCAGACGGGGTTTACTGCCCCGACGTATACCACCATCACCGACACTGCCCCTAGCAATTCGCCGGGAAAGCAGGTTGCAGTCAGTGCTCTTGGTGGCACCCAGGTAGGAGTGACCGTTCATTCGGTCGCCTCACCGTTCACACTCAACTTCACAAGGCCCTCGAATCTCCGAGTTCTCGGGAATCCGAACCCTGTGACCGGTGTGATTACTCAGGTACCGACGAACACGTACAAGCTGATTACCCGCAAAGGGGTTCTCCCCCTTGCTGGTCAGCCGTACAAAGTCATGGTCATGCAAACGACCGCTGACGTTCCTGCCGGTGCTGACACAGCTGATGCGCCAAACATCCGTGCGTGCGAATCTGCACACATTGGTGCGTTGACACAACAGTCTGCAGGCTTCGGTGATCTCGCGATCAACGGAGTTCTGTAGGTCAGTCTGAGTATTGGTGTACATGTAATTAACCGCAACCTACAAAGAGGTTTCCATGAAGATTCGCTTCACAATCAAAGGGCTTTCGCCTATTGTCATGTCAACGAGTTTTCGTGGCGCGGTGACCATTGGCGCCATTCTCATGAATGAAGATTCTTGTAAAGACTTCTTCGTTGTTATGAAGACGTTCGAACTCGATTCTTCCGTTCGTGAAGATTGGTATGCCGTATGGTGGAGATGTCCCGAAGGTCTTCAGATGGTTTTGAACCCGCCTGAGTACGTCGGTCGTCTCCGTGATGAGATGGTTGAAACGCTTTACGCGAATCACCCATATTCAAGGGAATGGATCTCTAAACAAGGTCCTGACTCTTGATTGTTGTAAAACCTCATCATAATTACATGCTATCTGGGAGGTTCTCATGCGTTTTAGCGCTGATACACTTATTCAGAGCTTACATAGTGACCTTTGTACGGTAATTGACGTCTCTACTCCTTCCTGGAGTATCGACGATTCCCCTCAGCAGGTAGCTTGCTACCGGCTTAAGGAAAGCCTATTGAAGAAATTCAATATGGCGTTTAAACCCTCAGTAGAGGCGAGCAGTGCTGCCATGGAAAAATTCTTGGCAGTTAACGCGCGTGTTTCTAACTGGGAGCTTAAACTCAACACTGTACAGCCGGATTGGGAACTTTTCTCCATGTTACAATTGGAGTTAAAAGAGTTCCTGGACCCTAGTAACCTGGGTCCCATCTATCCCGACTACTCCGAGATGTTTGATCTCGGGTATGCGGGGCCTGGTGCCTCTATTGGAGCACTGGGGTGTGATTTCTACACCAAGATGTTTTCTTCACGGCTAAGTTGCACTGAAGGTCTCTCCGATATTTGGAGCATGTTAGTGTCCCGCAACGAGCAGTTAAGACTAGCTTTTAGCGACGTCACTGCAGTACGCGAGCATAACGTGGTAAGCCACAATAAGCTTAGCTTCGTCAATAAGAACCAGGACGTGGCGCGTTCTATCTGTACCGAGCCATCCATTAACATGTGGATGCAACTCGGTCTCGGTAGAATTATAAGCAGGCGTTTGAAGTCTGTTTATAATATTGATTTCAGTTTACAACCTGAAGTCAATAAGCGCCTCGCGAGGATAGGCTCTATTTCAGATCAGTTGGTAACTATTGATCTGGAAAGCGCCTCTGACTCGTTAGGATTAAGAATGATGGATCGAACGTTTCCATGTGGTTTTATGAAAACGTTACGACGCCTTCGTTCACCTAACTGCAGCCTACCTAACGGTAGCTTCGTAGAGCTCGGAATGGTGTCGACCATGGGTAACGGATTTACGTTCCCCTTGCAGACACTACTCTTCGCTGCGTGCTGTGTTGTTGTTATGAGGTACCTCGATATCCCTCTGAAATCTAGAGGTATCGTCGAAGAGCGTAACTTTGGTGTGTTCGGTGATGATATCATCGTTCCTACCAAGGTTGCTCCTCTTCTCCTTCATCTGTTAAAGATGCTGGGGTTCCTTGTTAACGACAGCAAGACCTATGTTGAAGGTCCGTTCCGCGAGTCTTGTGGCGGCGACTACTTTTTGGGTAGCGACGTTAGACCGGTGTACTTGAAAAGTCTCCGATCTTTGCAGGACTCGTTTGTAGCCGTCAACAAACTGAACCAGTGGACTGCCAAAACAGGTGTTCCCTTGCGGAACACCGTTGCATACGTCCTCCAATTATTTGGGGCCCGTAAGTATCCAGTTCCTTTGGATGAGGCAGATGACGCGGGCTTGCAAACGCCCGTACGGTTCCTCTCCGACCAGCTCAAGCGAGCTGTTCCTAGAGGTTTTGGGCTTCTCCGCTATACGTCAAGCGTCCCTCGATTTTTTGGGTACCGCGTAGACGATATTTCTGAGAAGCTCATCGGTCACCCTCGAAACGTTGCTTACAATCCTAACGGATTGTTGGTTTCTTTCTTGGGCGGTTACATTTCCGGATCCCGAGTGGCGTTAAGGCAAACGCCAACTCGGTACTTGACGAAGCGCAGAGTTACTCCTCGTTGGGAGTATCTGCGTCCGGACATCCTGTCTGAATTTCCTGACAGGGTGGCGCGTCTTAACAACGCGTTTGGACTCAATGTAGTAAACTGAGTCCGATGGGTTGAGGGCGAAAGCCCTCGTGGGTTAGCTGC